TTATTCGTATTTATTTGGCTCTGCGATATTTACGCAAAAAAAGAAGCCGCCCAACTTGAAAAATATAGAAATGATCGAGATAACGAAGAGCGAAAAATTAGAGAAGAAAGAGAATACCAGGAAAGACAGAAACGTCTACCTAGATAACTCATTGTAATATTTCTTTAGATTTTTTGCATAGTCATCTTCATCTAACGCATCACCGATTGTAACTGTAATCCCTTTGTGCGCTCTTCGAACATTTGGCCGAATAGCGCCACCTCTTTGTTTGTCAGCTATAATAGCTTTAACCAATTTCTCGCGCATCTTTTCATTAGTTAAAAGATTGGTTAGGCCTCTAGCGCCACCCAATACAGTGCCGGCACCTGCCGCAACTCCAGCAGGTCCGCCAATCAGAGAAGCAATAGTTGTAGCAATACTTCCGCCCAAAAATGGTGTAAGGCTATCCGTTGCTTTTTGACCAGTATTAGGGTTAAGCATTCGATTCAATGGGCTACTATTCAATTTAGAAAGCTCCATGAAATCATACATCTTTTGAGATTCGCCAGGTCGGTTAAATAGAGCATCCATCTGATTGGGTCCGAGTTTATTCTTACCAAAAAGAGTTTTTAGCTTTGACGGATCTACTTTCCCATTTTCTAATGCCCTAGATAAATATGAATATTTAACTAGATCTTGAGTTTTCTCAGGCAAGACATTCATTAGTTTGCGAACTTGATCGCTTTTATCCGATGAAATTCCCGTTTTAATAAAAGAAGAAACTATCTCTTCTGGAGATTTCCCGCCACCTAAAAATTTGTAAATATCTTTATCAAGGAATTTTGAAAAATTCTGCGCATAATTCTTTTCGGCAGCCATGTATTTTTCTTTGATTTCAGGATGTCCGCCATATTTTGAAAATACGTCCAGAGAAGTATTTATATCATTTTTAAGGGCTTTCGAAAATTCAGATAATATTTGACCTTTTCTTCGTGATGTAGGATCTCCTGACGCAAAATATTGTTTAGCTTCGCTAGACAATTTACCTTTAAGCATGTTTGCCTCTTTGAGACCAAGGACGTTTTCCTTTTCTCTGTCAAGCATAGTAAATAATCCTACTTTACTTTTTGGCATTAATCCTTCTTTTAGATTTGCGGCCCTCTTTATTAAAGATCGTTCTTCAGGGAAAAGGTCAAGAATATTTTTAGATTCAATCTCATCAAGATATTTTTTCGCTGTCTTTCCCAAAGATCCCGCAAATATTTTATACCCTAATTCTTCGGCTTTTTTTTCTGGTTCTTCATATAATTTGTTTTTAATGGCAGTTTGTTCTTTAAATACTTTATGTAAAGAATCGCCAATTTCTGAACTTATGTTTTTTTCAGGTACTCCATGACTTAAATCATTAAGAATAACTTTAGCTTGGGTATTTAAGTCATGCGCAACATTTGCAGAGGCATCTTGAGCACCGCTGAATGGTATTTTTGGAAGGTTATTTTCCAGCATTCGTTGAAGAGCTGGGGATTGGATAACATTACCTATACCAGTTTCCGTGCCTTTTGTGAGCCGTAAATTTTCTAGAAGTTCCTCCGCAGGAACTCTTCCCGCAAACATCTTGTGCGGAAGAAGACGCCCAGCACCCCCTAGTAATGCATCTGCAGCTAATGATGCGCCCCCCATCTCAGCAGCGCCTTGCATTCTATCGTCGGGAGACTGAGAGGCCCCATACAATCCTGCGCCCAAACCACGCCTTGCCACGCCTTGAGCGCCACCAAGGGCCATTGATATTCCATCGGCACCAGCGGCCGATAAAGGTACCCCAGCACCTCCAGGAACAGCACCCCCTAACCCTGCAGCTAATTTACCTAAATACGGGATTGATTCGGCGGCCCTCAACGCACCCCCGCCCGCAATTCCTGACAGACCAAACGCGCCAATGTCTCCGGCAATTTTCCCATAATCATACGCGTCCCCATGTCCTGTATTTACCAGGGGAGATTTGAGTTGAGGAACACTTTCTGGAACAAACATATTGGCGATATTTCTAAAAGAATTGGAGAATTTGTCCCCGGCTCCTAGCGCAAAATTTGTAACCGGACTGTCAGCGGCTGACTGCAAAAAACTTTGAAGACCGCTCATTTTATTTTGATGATAAACACCATCAGGCGAATTAGAGTTATCAACGCGTTTTATTTGTCCGCTAGATACGGCGTTTTTTATATGCGATTGAATTTCGTCTGAGCTCATGTCGTCAGGAAATTCAATTTCACTGGGGAAGTGTCCGGGAAGGTCGATTATTTGCATTATCTTAATGTCCCCGTTGCGCTATCCCATGTTAAACGTTTTGTAATTTTATTCGTATTCGATGGCATCTGATTATTGGTTCCCTCAGCAGGAAGCTGAGAAGCATACCCAAGCTTATTATAAGAACTGTCTACAGATTCCCCCACTCGACGCATCGTTGACTTAAGATTATTAAGCTGTGTCATAAATCTATCAGGATTTGAGGCTAAAGAGTCAAGCGTTTGATCGTACATATCGTTTAACTCTTTTCTTTGTGCATCCGTAGATCCCATGCCCTCAAGCTGTTTTATCCTGTTTTTAATAGCTGTCATATCATGATGCTTGAAACTTTCATAATCTGTCTGAGCTTTTGGATTAGATTGTAACATTTTTTGAAGGGCGCCTTTACCTTGCCTAAAAGCACCTGCGTATTGAGATGCGCTTTGTGCTTTTTGCATGAAGCCCGGGCTACCCATAAATTCTTCTAACTGTACCGCACCTTCCATTTGATTGCGATTCTTCATGGTATTTAACGCATTATTTGCGGATATCTCAGCCGCTTTCTTTTGACGATTAATGCTTTCTGTACTTGATGAAAATGGATTTTGATTTGGAACAGAAGCAATTCCCGCCCTTATAAGGTTGTCTTGCTGTTCAGGGGTGAGATTTAAAGCATAATTTCCACTTTTTTGTTGTAGATCAGCGTTAGCCGAATTACCTAGATCAGCTAACATATTTGTAAAAGCTTCTGGATTATCCGCAATCGCAGCGGCTCTATTTGCTGCCGGTAATGCACTTAAGAGTTTAGCGAATTGAAACGACTGTCCAAATCTATTTTGTTGATGACTAAGCTTTTGTTGATTTAAAGCGTGCTCCAAAGGAAGAAGCCGCAATTTTTCTCTATTAATATCTAATCCTAGCTGTCTTTCATCTGGGGAAAAATTAAGATCCATTCGGGATAATTGATTTGCGAGATTTCCATGCTCTAAATTCTGCTCATAAATTTGAGGCTGATATTGAAGTTGAAGTTGAGATAATGCGTTCGCAAGCCCCCCCTGCTGAACGTCATTTTCTAGTTGCTGTGGGGCAAACTTGTTTTTTAGCTCCGAAAGTTGATTAGCTAAACGGCTTTGTTTTAAACCTTCACGTTTCTCCCACGGAGAAAAACCGGCGTTTAATCCGCGCGTAAAAGACCCGATTAGGTCGAAATTGTTTTCCTGGGGCGCTTGAGCAGAATAATTAATAACGGGTAATGGCATTTAATTCTCCTAATTTTACCTACCTAGAAATCCACCGGCAACTGATCCAATTCCGCTCATTAAATTATTAAACAAGCTAGAATTTTGAGAGTTTTGATTGGCTTGTCCTTGGAATGCCATATTGGCCTTATTCAGTTCGTTGTTAGCCAATGTGTTTCCAAATTCATTGGCCGCACTGTAGCCAAGTTGATTTATACCGCTCATGCCACTTAATCCTTGACCGTACATGCCTAAGATGCTTTGAATATAGCTCATGAAGTCCTGGTTAGCTAAATTAGAAGCGATAGATGCTGACTGATTTTGATGTGCCGGTGTCCCAAGCATTCCGCCCGCAGCTGCAGCGTTGTTAGCGGCATTCATGCCTTGATTCATTTGAAACTGGTATCCAGGCGAACTTTGATAGCCACTTCCAAATGCGTTAAACATATTCCCTGGATCTTTAATCAGCGATCCATATTGACCCATTAGTGTAGAAAGCGAATCTTTTCCCGCTTGCATGTACGGATCATAAATTGGCTTTATTAAACCTGGAATATTTTTCATATACTGCATTGCAGAATCAGCAGGATTTTTATTGTTTGATGATGCGAAAGGGTTAAGGTTCATGATTCACCTATAATGTTGGGATTACTTTTGCTACGCCAAGAATGCATATTTTTAATTGATTTGTTTGATTATCATACATAAGTGTGCCACTTGGTTTTGCGTTAGAATTTGCGGTAGAACAAATCTTATTAATATCCGCAGTTGACAATGCAGGAATCACCATGCCGTCATTAGACAAATTTTCCTGCGCTTGTGTAAAGAAAACATCAAAAAATTGTTGTACAGAAGGCAGCAATTCCCCATCCTGATCTGTAAATTTTTGCTTTGTGTATGTCGGAACGTTCATTGTCTTATAACCATGACGCCCTCGAATGTATTGAGCGGGCTTTTGAGATGAAATCGAAATTGGAAAACAAGATCATTTGCAGATCCAAGTTTCCACCATTCAACGCGATCAATCCTATTTCCAGATAAATTTAAAGGATTGGCTAAAGAAGAACCAAAAGTTATACCGCCGTCCCTGGAAATAGAAAGAGCTACGCGAGGGACATATTCGGTGTTCCTTTCCATGTATTCTGGATCATTTCCTTGCTCCATTGTTAATGACATATTGGTTACAATGAATCGTTTCGAGTTTGGCAGGCGGAAATTTGAAGTGACTCTAATTTTCGGGATATCAAAATTTTCCGTGCCGTAATCGTAAGAAGACAAGGCGGACGCCATGACATATAACGATGCGTCATTTAAACTAACGAAATAATACTCATCTTTAAAGAATGCGACGCTGCGAGCAATGTGGTAGTTCATGTTCTCGTCGGTAACATCGAAAAACTTTTTGGTCGTAAAATCGTAGATCAATGAGTAGTTATCTTTTTTATCATAAAATGTTATCTGGTAAATAATATGACCAAGGATCTTAACGATGAATCCAACTGACTTTTCAGGGTTGGTTAAAAGCTGTAGTTTATTATTGATTCCATCGGTAGATATAGTCTGAACACTGCTTCCTGTTCCAACCATTATCACTACTTCAGATCTTTCGTTAGTTCCAAGCCATGCTATAAAATTCTCAGAAGTTGCTACACTAGCAGCGCTGATACATCCGTAATCGAAGTTCAAAGACGTATTGCGTTGATACGGGAAAAGTGCCCCCCCTACATCCGTCCATAATTCCGATACATTTCTACCCATAACTAGTAGAAGATTCCCGGATCCGGGAAAACGTACAGTAACGCGCGCATAGTCTGGCTTCGTTTGTATAGCGCCGATTACGGGCTCTCCTGATGCGCCCCAGAACCAATCAAGGCCATCACCCACTTTTGAAAGCGCCCATTGTGCGCTCTTAGTGTCTGGCGCAATAAAACGGCCATTTTGATATGTCACATAGCCGGGAAAAAATCCAATCGGAAGATTTGCTATATTGAAAGTGTCGGTCAAGTAGTTATAAATATACATATTCACTTGATCGCAAATCGCAATCTGTCCTACGTTGTTTTCATCTATAAAAACAGCGCCTTCAACTGTAGATAACATTCCTATTTTTTTAGTGAGATATTTCTTTTTACCCGAGGCACTCGTGCTATAAAATGAAATCGAATAAACAACGTTGTTTATAACAACGATCATTGCATTAGATTTTATACTTGTAAATGCGGAACGTCCTTGTCCTTTTATTCCATTTGGAATTATTTCCCTTCTATATCCGGCATATGAAACGAGCCAATCATCGCTCTGTATCATGTTAAAAGTGCGGCTCGCTAATATTTTTGGGTTTAGACCAAATGTTGACGAACCAACAATATCGACAGGTTGGTAAGATGATCCTGAAACAGGAGTTTTTAGCTGCATTAGGGCACATACCCCACGCCTAAGTTTGCCATTCCATAAAATCCTGGACGTCTACGAGCGCTAAGTGTTGAGAGTTTTTGAAGTGAAAAATCTTGCGGGCTAATGTCTGTCATTAAGGATTCATATGAAGCCAATCGAGCGCGAGCAGATCCAGGAAAATCAATCTCATAAAACTCACACATATAAGATGCTAGTAAATATCTAAGATACTCAATGTAGAAATCGTCTAAAGTTAAAGATAAGTCTTGGTCCAATGTGACGGATTTTAAACTGAAATTTCCGTACATCTCAAAAGGGTATGTTGTACTCGGAAGATAATACATATAGAGATTCGCGCCACCTTTTGCGCGCTCTATATGATAAGAATAGGGCAAAGATCTAACATTGTTTGCTCTAGGTCGTCCGAAATATTCTTTACGCGCTAAAGGCGCCATCGAATATCGAACGGTACCAATCGTGAATGTCAATGTTTCACATTCAATCAGTCCGGGGATGAAATATTTCTCATCATTCGTTCCGGGTACGCTATCCGTGATGGCGGTAAAATCATATTTGTCATAGTACGGTATTTTACTTTGGTCAACAGTTTTAAATGCTAACAACGAGTTAAGGAGGCTAAGACCATCGTCTATCTCAGATCCGCTGACCACCTGTAAATCTCGAGCAACTATACCCGACAAATGCCAGCTTTTAGTGATCAGTTCCCGCGTCGTTGTTGGCATTTAAAGTCATCCTTTTAGACATATGAGCTAAGTATTAAAGCTACCTGGGAACCGACACAACCAGACGCATTTAAAATCCCAAGATTCACAATTGGAAGTTTAGGTTTCAAAGTCATTTTTTTTTCCAAAAAAGTTAGTTTACGGCGTTATAGGAAAGATCAGACGCATAGAATTCTCTGCGACTAATGTTGAACCCCACAATGCATCATAAACGTAAGCGCGCGTGTCTTGTCCGAATTGGGCACCCCAGTAATTTCTTATAGAAATACCCGATCCTGGGTCGGTATGAGAAGATGTGCTGAACGGGTCTTCATCTGGCATGCGAGGCATAGCAACATACAGAGGGTTGCCAGACATTATAACGCCCGCTCTATGGCTAGGTGTAACGGTTAAAGTCATGCCGGCAACAAGAGGTTTGTTAATATTTTGATTCGCGCCCGGTGTAGATTGAAGCGCTGGGAAAATATCGATAACGATAGTTCCTGCAACGCTAGGAGAATCTGATATGCTCTTAATCTGAACAGGCTGTGATGTTGGCAAATGGCCGATGAAAGTTAGATATCTCAAAGTAGTGTCATCGAACTGCAGAAGATCACCGGTTTTCATAGCATTTACATCACTACCGAGTGTTGAAGAAACGGTTATCTGCGTAATGTTATTTCCAGTAGGATCATTTGTGCTTACGAGTGTCAATGTGGCTCCTGTATCGCCGGCTGTTCCCGCAATGTGCAGTGGCAACAAGTTAGATTCTGTCCATGTACATCTAGAGAATTGGCCGAGCTCCCAACTTGCGGCTAGATCGTTATTTCGATCCATTGTAAATTGCTGTAGACCAGTAGCAACGATAGCGGGCACATATTCCATCGGAAGTATGCCGGTAACGTTGAAGTCAGACGCACCATAAGACCTGAAATCTGCAAGAGCTTGCGCAAGCTGTGGGAAGGAATTGATTGGCGTAATTCCATTTCCGTAGAACCGATAAGGGCCGGACGCGGGATTGACGAGCGTTCCATTTAAGGGATTTTGTGGGTCTTGAACACGAACCGTTCCTGTTACGTTCTGCAGAATATCATTCTCAATCCTTGAGCCAATTTCCTGGATACGCGCCATCCCGAATCGTTCCATGTAATCTGAAACGTTGAATATATATTGCTTAGCATCGAAAGCGTATGCAGAGTTGATTGCTTGTGTGCAAGAAAGAACTTGTTTGCGTTGCTCCGCTTTTTGCAGAGTAATTACAAGACCAGGAGCGGTAGTTGCGCGCGGTGCAAGATCGAAAGTTACTGTGTCGCCAAGCTGGGCCGTTTCATTCTCGAAATTTTTGAATTTCTTGTTAGCTACGGATAAAGCAACGAATGAGTTGAGCAGAAACGCTAGTTCAGCGGGTTGATACGTTTGAACATTCTGTAAAATATTTAATGGAACTGCCATTTTAAAGCCACCTCTCGATTATGAAGAAAGAGACAGTGGCTTCTTAAAACGCAGATTATCGGTAGATTTTTTTCCAATAATTAACGTCTTTCACGCCACCATCCAGAGAATTAGGAGACGATTTCATGTTGTTCATAGGCTCATTAGCTAATGCCATGCTTTTAGCGGCGGCATTATTTTTGATCGATTGAGATAGTTTATGCATTTCTTGTAACGCTAGATTGGGATCAATCTGTGTTAACTGCATAATTGCGCTAATCTTTGTGGGATTATTTGCAAGTTCGAGCATAACATCTGCCGTGTTATCCATAGAATTCGCCATGTAGACAACTGGAGACATATTTACAAGAGACGGGCCGATTCTTTCAAAAACAGCCTTATTTTCTTCGTAGGTGGGAGAATTTACGATTTTCCCTACAAATTCTTCTACGAGCTGGTTCCCTTGCGCTTCCATTTGATCTCTCTGGGCTTTGCTAGATAACTCGTTTAAACGTCTGCCGATCTCTTCATCAACGATCCCTCGCACATCAGACATTCCACCAAAGCTAGAAGGAGCCTGTTGTATTTGAGGTTCCTGATAACTTTGCTGCTGTTGTGATTGCTGTTGCTGCTGCATGAACTGTCGGCGTGCTTTTTCTGCTGCTTCATGCTTAGCGTTCACAATTAACTCCTCGACTTTAGATTGAGGTATTAATTTTTCAGCGGGAACTTGTTGTGTAGATGAGAGTTGACTATCAAAATTTTCTAATGATTCTTGAGACATAAAATCCTCTTAATGACTATGACCGTCACGCGTAAATCCCTCGAAGCGCTCGAGTAGCGATGTTGACCCCATCGAGTATGGGTACCTTGTGGATATCCTGTGTACAACCTGTTGATAAGTTGCCAGCACAAAGACTTATACGCCGATTGTGAGCTTAAGTAAATAGTATTTTCGCAATTATAGGGATGCCGCAACAGAGAAACCGCCGCCAGGTTGACAAAGCCATTGGAATATAATTTGATCAAAAATTGATACACTTTTTATTATGTGATGTGGGATAATTTGGAATGAAATAATGGATCACACCAACGCGAGGCTTTAATATGGCATTTGTAAAAAAAATACCAAGGTCACGGTATCCTTCCGGGGAAGTAAAAGTTTCATTTACAGGCTCAAAGATTGCTAATGTCTACCTTGGACTTAAGCTACTTGAGAAACTTGGCTGGGATAAAAATTGCAGGTTGTATGTATATATCGATGACGAAGACAAAAAAAAATGGATGCTAGAAAAAGCTGACACAGAAAAAGATAGTTATAGATTATTATCCGACAATAGTGTTAGTAAAATAGCAAGCAAGCTTAAATTTACATTCAACGCTCAAGAAATCAAAAAATATGAAAGGAAGTCGAGATTTGTTGACTTCGAAATACAGGATGGGAAAGTCATTATAAAAAACAAATAAGCTATTGTTTAGTGGGGTGGGATAATTATAACTTTTTTAATATTGGGATAAATACTATGAGGCTTTCATTTGGAATGGACCCAGAAGATCAAATGGATGAATATAGTAGAGAAATATATTTAGAAATTAAGGATTCTGAGGAAAAATATCGCTATAGAATAAATGAGCGTTTTGAAAAAATTATAGAAGAACTTAATAGGGAAAAGGAGGATCTAAAAACAAAGTTATCCGAACAAAATGAAATCATAAACAAGATTATGCAGATCATCATTGGCAAAGACGAAGATGATGTTAAGGTTGAAGATCTGAATAAGATATTGTTCCCAGAGTAGCAGAAGATAAGATTATTTTGAATGAAATTGACGTAGTGCAAGCACTTTTGAGTCTATTTGATTGTATTAATGCCACCTTTAAGCTCATAATGCTTAAAATGGCTTAAAAAAGATTAGGTATTCAAGGTGAATGGGCTACCGACATATGAACTATTTATCATGTGTCGGTAGCCTATAACGAAAAGTGTTTACGCCTACGGGCACCCCCATAAGAAAATTTTGCTAGTTCTGCTATGCAGAATATGAATTGTATTTATCTCATATTAAATTGTCAAGAATTCCTGGTTATTTCTTCCTCATTTTCCCCAAAGTTTCCGCTAACTGTGCGCGCTTACGCATTAGAAGATTCTTAGATTTCTCTGCTTTCTGAAGTTTAGCAGCGGGGATTTTTTCGCCTTTCTTCACTGTAAGGGATCTCAAACCTAATAACCTACCCTGCGTCACCAGCTTGAATTTAAGACGGGCTGATCCTATCTCATCTGAGCATTCTCATCAAATACTGTTTTGCTGTTCCCTGTCATTTAAGGTAGGTTATTAGGTTTGAGATCCCTTACAGTTAATGACCTTTATGGAACCCTGCTAGGCGATTTAAATAGCGTTTAATTAATTGATCCAAAAACAAGAAAATATAAAAAAAATCTCACAATATCAACAATACGGGGACACCAATGAACGGAAATACACCTAACACAACCACGAAATTAGCAGACTTGCCAACAGACATGGATTCGATAATAGGAAAATATCTAGACCCTCGTGATGCAGCAAGATTTACACAGGCAACAAGCTCTGCAAGGGTAGGACAACTTACAATTGCCCCAGAAACAAACGTTGCGATTCAATTGGCCGCATTTGAATCGCAATGTAAATTAACTTTTAACGATCCTGCCCTAACGGAAAAACAGAAGATCGATATCTATATTGTTCTCGAAAAACTCGCGGGGCCGCTAGAAAATTGGGCAGACCTATTTAATCAGTTTGTAGTGGGAGCATTAAACGACGAGGAAATGAAAACCAATCTATTAACTATTTGCAGGAAAGACTCTGCAATGGCCTATCGTGTGATGCATACCCCTCTTCTAAACGCAGTCTTACCCGCAACACCAAACCTAAGCCTATCTTTCAAAATCCTCGGCGGCTTAATAGGATTTTCCGCAGCTCTTCTAAAACTACTAGAGCATCTCAGGAGCATTCTTTACACTACACTCATGACAACGCTCTTTTTAATTATCCTACCTCTCATCTTGCTACCCCTTATCATTACGCTCTTTAATAGGGGAAATCCTTCAAAAGACATCAAAAGTTTTGTCGTCGATAAAAGTATAGGCATAGCTATATTTTTAACTTCCCCAATTCTTTTGCTTGTTAGCATGGCTGACGCTATTTATCAGGGCTATAAACTTGGCGCTGAAAAGGCGTGGAACAATTATCATCACTTAT